ATCACGACTTTTGAAGTCTTACCAGAAGATATGGTGGGATAAACAGAACTGAAGAATTGTTCTGCTACATTGGCAGGGACATAAGCGAACTCATCCAGAAAAATAATATTGTAAGAACCCCCCCTAACAGCACTAGCGCTTGTAGAAGACGCCAATATTTTGGACCCGTTCTCAAGTTCTAAACTTCCTTTGTTCCATGTCATTACTCCTTGTTGTAACCATTTTGGTAAATGTTCATATGCAAGTTGTAGTCTACCTAATAAATCCCTTGCAGTGGCTGCCTTGTTCGCAAGGATTGCAACATTTACTGTTGGATTAAATAGTATATAATGAAGGAGATAAGCAATAATAGTAGTTGATTTTCCAGACTGTCGAGGTAACTTACAAATCGTGAAACGATTGTTGTGAAATGTTCCCACCATTTCTTTCTGGAAGTCATACATGTTAAAAGGGACAAGTCCTTCATCGATATTTACAATCCTTACAAAATGTTGTATGAAGTATATAGGATCTTTCATACATTTAGTATACTCTTCAATCTCTTTTTTTGTCCATTTTTGTTGAACATTTGCTTTTTTGAGATTAGGATTCCCTAAATAAACTGAATTACCAGACATTAACGACATCCCCCCATATCTTTCTCCAATCTATACCTCTATGTTTTCCTAGAGTATCTAAATATTCTAATGCTTTTATTATCCAATATTTATCCGCATCCTTCATCAATTCATTAACAAAAAGGTTAGGATATTCATTTCCAAATTTATTATGAAGATTATTATCCCATTCAAAATTGTTCAGGGCATTACCTTTATATTTATTTATTAACTTTTCTTTAAAATTTTTTGGTAGATGTCTTACGTTCATAAACGCTGGTGCTGTAACATATCCTGTAAAAGAAACTGGTATTTTATATTTTTTTTCATAATAATCTTTTATTTCTGGCAAATCGTTAACATTTAAAAGTTGCACTGTACATGCTATTTGACAAACATTCGGCCATGCTTCAACTAAATTATTCTCAAATTCCTCCACATCTATTGGATATCTCATAAAATGTAATTTATCTCCAATATGATCACAAGAAACAGAAAATTCAACCGTGCCAAATTTTTTAATAAGATCATATATTGAATAATCTCTATATACTAGTTTTGTTAAATTTGTATTATAATGTAAACGAATATTTTTTGCATCAGCATCCGAAATATCTTCCATAAGTAATTGCCAATGTTGAGGTATTTGTAATGGTTCTCCTCCTTGTAAATGTAAGGACTCAATTTTATCTATATTGTCTAAAATATCTTTTTTTGTAGATTGCCATTCACTATAACGTAATCTTGATTCAAATTCACCGTTCCGATAGGGGAAAAAAATTTCTCCTCTTGATCCAACATCCTCTAATTCTGTTAACTGTCCTGTAGCTGTTAACTCTTTTATTCTTCCTGTAGAATTAGTGGGATGACAAGAAATACAACTTAAATTACAATAATTTCCAAATGCTCGTAATTTAAGAGTTACCTTTTCAACTTTAGTTGGTGGAGGAATATTACGAACTTGTTCAGCCATCATCAATCTTTTAGAATTACCAACCAACTTTTCTTCATCATAACACATTTTACAAGAATCTATAAGTTCTCCTTTTAATGCCTTATCTCGTATTTCATCCATTTCTTCCGAAAGAAAAAATTCAAATGGAGTAACATCTTTTGTTTTAAATTTTTTTTCAAGATGATTATCAGAAGCTCCTAAACAACACACATTATAAGAACCTGTATTTTCACTATAAATCTCATTAAAAAATAAACTGCAATAAGAGTTATTCATCTTTTCCTTTGATCATTTTTTGTAACTCAGCGGTTGAACCAACAAATAATGCATTGGTTACATTTTTGGGAGCATTATCTGGCACATCTTTAAGTCTCTTCATTTTCTCTTGTAAATCTCCAAGTTTTTCAGTAACCTCTGCAACATTTTTGATGAGTTGTCCTGCCACTTCATATGCTCTGGGGTGCTCACCTTCTTTTGCAAGTTCAAGGATGCCGTCAATGGCCACGCTCCCCCGCTCCACCAATTTGTAGAAATTTTCTCTTTGGTATTCATAATCTTTCTCCATATCCTCTTCAGGTGGATTTGCTTTTACTGGCCATCCAACACCCATTGAAATACTACCAGGTTTAACATCAACATCACCCACCCAAGGATGTTCTATTATATCTTCCTGTTGTAAAGGGTCTTGCACAACACCTAATTCTTTATCTAATTTTTTATTCATTTTGTTCTCCGTACCCATTGGCGGTTTTCCACTTATCTGGTACTGCTCGAATTTTTATTCCAGTAGAATTATCTTTAATTTTGTACTGAATTTCCATACCATCTTCTGGAGTGGCCCTAACATATGCTGGATTTGCGTGGAGTTTTAATTTAGTACTTTCAGATGTTCCACAATACCTCTTACAAACCTCTAAAGCATTATTTGAATCATTATCAAATAAAGTATCATAAAAATTCTTCCATTCCTTAGACCTTAAAATTTGCTGAATATTATTTACATTAGTTAATTTAAGATGCTCCTTAAAAAACATATCTTTAATTTGTTTAGTCTCTATAATTATTTGCTCATTACGGCCGTCAGTAGAGGGATCACACCAACAACATGGTACTAAATATCCTGTCGCAGTATATCCATACCCCTTTCCCGAAAGACATTTAGGTTCTAATTTGCTCACGGGTGGCCACCTAACGTACTACTATATAACCAAGTTTCTTCTGGAAAAAGATTTTTAGATTGTTTTTTTCTTTGGTGATATTTGTTGCTAGTAAAATGATGATTACTTATATAATTATCTTTATTGGATGGTCTATATGGATCTTCTTCACCTTTCCATCTTGAAGAATACATTGTTAAAAAAAGAATATTATTATCCATTGCCATTTTCTTTGCTTGTTCCACATGATCTTCATTATAACTAAAAACTATATATTGCCACTCAACTTTGATACCCATAGACACACCCATTTTCATAACCTCAAATAATTTTTCTCCGTCTTGATTTATTCTATATAAACAACTTTCTTCTGGTAAACCATCTATACCAAATCTCCACAATGGTCTAGGATTTAATTCAAATGCTTTTTTATACCATGACATTGGTCTATGGGATGCCGCCGTTGCTACAGTTACAAAATCCACATAATATTCTGGTAAGTTCATAATTTCTAAAAAATCATGAAATTTAGGATGTATAATTGGATCAGAAACTTGACCGCAAAATAAAATAGCTTTAAAATATTTTGCTAATTTTTTAAAATCTGTTATAGAAAGATCATGACCTGGAATTGTAACTCCATGATTGTTATATCCTTGCCTTCTACATCGTGGACAAGCTAAAGTACACCGAGGAGATATGTCTAAATTTATATTGGATCTAACAAAAGCCTTTGTTTTCTTTTCCTCTTCAGTTAAGTTTTCATTTCGGCCATCTACCCATTCATCTCGTTGAGTTTTTATTATTTTAGAGTGGTCCGCCATTAAGTTTGTCTCTCAATTTATTTACAAATTCCCATAATGTAGATATTTGCTTTCCGTGAATGTCAATCTCTGCACGATGTTTTACGGTTTCTACGTAAGTATCTCTACGATCTAATTCATCTGTAAGATGATTTAAATCTCTTCTGTTAGATTTAACTTCTGATTCTAATCTAACAGCCATAATTATTGCTCCAATGAAAAATAATATTTGGTGCCAATATTCTGCCAGCGCTTCCATTTATCCTCCAAGATCATCCTCTCCAGTTTCGGGATTAAAAGTTTTTGCATCGCTAAAGAATGATGTAGTTTCGTTAAATCCAAAGTCATCATCTGCATCAGCTGATGCAGGAGTTGGTGTTACAGTATATCTTTGCTCACGTTTAGGAGATTGATCAGGTAGATTTGTAAATTGATCCACTTGAACAGTCTTAATAACCTTACTAGACGTAACAGGACCATACAGATAAAACTTCGCAGTAAATGATAGTGTATATATCAATGCTCTTCTTGCTTGAAATTCTCCTTCATAATTATCTTCATAAGCAACACTATTTAATATTAAAGGAACATCTCTTTTTATTCCCATATCTGTCATGTCATTAATTGTTACTGTATAATCTGGTTGAAAGTATGGTAAAATCTGTTCTACAATTTGCAAGGCATCATCAGATTGTCTTGCCATAATATATAAAGTGAATTCTAAATTATAAGGAACAGGCATATATTGTGTATCTAATTGACTTGATTTATCTCCCTTTACCTTTTTCATTCTCTGAACACGGTTTAATTTTCTACCTGAGTCATATGATAAATTTGCTATTTCAAAACCAATTCTGGGTAAGGTTACTGCAACCTGTTTAGTAAGGTCTGCATCCTCTCGTAAACGGACAAGAAATTTCTCTCTTGGACCATACGCAAGAGGAACCTTCATTGTCTGAATAATATTCCCATCATTATCTTTACGAACTAAATGTATATTATTAAATATAGTTCCAAATGCGACAACCACCTTTCGCATAGTTTCGTGATAAAATTGTTGTCCTAACATTATGTACCTCCAGCATCACCAAAAGGATTTCTTTCGGAGAAGTCTAATATGTCATCATCAAGAGAATCAAACAGTTCATTTTGTGTAGTCTTATCAGTGCTCATGTCACCCACTACATAATCTTCATTGAGTAAGTAGGCATCATCACCACTATCTGCTGGATTCTCAAGTATAATACTTTCACCAACACCACTAGAATCATTCTCACCTGTAAGATAATCACCATCTGTCTCTTCTAATAGAAGTCCCTGATCTCCATTTGTACTAATACCAATTTCCATCCTTAGATATTCATTTACAGCAGATGATTGTTCCAAAGTCATCTGAAAACCAAGGGAATCCATTGTATGTTCTGTCTCTATAGCATCGATTGCGGCGATATCCGTATCTATAATCTCAGAACTATACTCAAACAATCTGCAATTTAATTTGTATACTGGATTATTGTCCAGTTGATAAAAGGGATCATCATGATCCACAAAGTTAACTTGAAACACCTTATCTAAAGTCGGGTGATATACCAAATCCCCCTCTAAGGGTCTATCAGAATCCGTTGAAGTTGCTTCTGAAATTATAAAACCACTCTCAAATGAACCACTAATGTCTACTACCGTACTATCCAAACTTCCTGCTTCTAATAATATGGAACCACTTAAAGTATCTGTACCAGATTCGATTGTAATTTGTTTCGTTAAATCCTGAAATCTTGTTTTACTGACAACAAAAGTAATCTCACTTAAATTCTGTAAACCTAATTGAGACATTAATTCTTTTTCTCCAGCAAATCCCCCTTCAGAATTTTCTACATACATTTCTATTTTTGCTTGCGTGGTAAATTTCGCAAGATCGTCTGTAAAAAATAAAGTATCTTCAGCAGTAAGGGTTCGATCAAGATAATAAACATCGTGACCATAAATCTGAATTGCTTCTGTAACTAAATCGGCATACAGACTTTGTTCAGTAGCGATTGCCGAGGCACCACTAGTATGAAAGAAGGAATTAACTGCCATAATTTATCCTATCATATGCATAGGTGGCAACTCATATGCTAATTGTATCTGCTCTTCAAGTCTTTGCTGTTCCTCTATTGCCTGAGTGTAAATAGTTTCACCATTCATTGTAACTCCACCCAACAGAGCAACACCACCAAACTTACTGAGATTTGCTCCCCATTGTCGTTTAAGTAATGTCGTTGTATACCTTTTTAAGAACATATCATCATAGATATCTGTATAGGTTGTTGGGTCTAATTTCCTCCAACACTCCACTATAATGTAGTCAGTATCAGCAGTTATATCATTTTCCCAATCCATATCAAGATAAAGACGATTCTTATGTTCATTAAATCTGATTGGAGTTTCACCTACAAGAATATGTTGAAGATAGTCAAGATGTTTCATTGTCATATCAAAATGAATAACTGATGTAGAAGATAAATCATATAAATCATTTAACCTCAATTGATATCGTATATCAAACATATTATTGGTTGCAGTGTCTCCTAAAGGAAATACTTGTACAACCGATAAAACAGACTCTGGCAGAGGTATCCAATTATCACCTTCTTTCCATGTTGCAGTTACACTATTATCTGCTGTGTCTGTTGCCGTTACAGAAGTATCTGATCTAGCACGTGTAACATCTGCTGTCGTAATGAGATGTTTAAGAAACATCTTTTCTACACCATCATAATGGTATTGAGAAAAATATTGCAATGCTTCATCAAGTCGATCATCTGCTTGATCATCAGATACATTGATGTCTATAACACCATAACCAAGATTTCGTAGGCAATAACTCTTTAATGTTGCTTTTGTTGTTGGAGTAGCCATATTATAATCCTTTTTTTTATATTTATAAATCTATTGGTCTAGTTACTATACAATTAGGTCCGAATTCAACATCATCTTCTATCCAATCACTTTGTTTCTTAAATCCTATATTTTCATAGGCATATAAAGAATTTTTTCTAGGAAGTGACCAAATTTTATTACACCCACGACTTTTACCTTCTTCAATAACAGCATTAAGTAGGTCTTTTGCTGCTCCTAGTCCTCTATGTTTAGGATTTATCCATAATCCCCTCGATCTATATAATTTTAATCCACACTGTGCTCCACTATTAACACCAACCAATTCTTCTTTTTCTTCATAATAATAATTAGTATATTTAAGACCAAAAAAAACTGCGGTGGTTTCATACCTCTTTATATAAGTTTGTTGTTCTAATTTGTTTTTTTTAATCGTAAGAGTACTTACTTTATTAATATCTTCTAGACCAGGCCATAATTCTGTGTCCCAAATATTATGTATTTCTTCAAAAGATATTTTGCATAAAGTATACATATGTAATTGTTATGGTGTCCAGTTAGTATCAAGTGTTTCAGTTAAAGTTATATCATTATCAGCACAATGCTTATCTCTAACATTTATTGCAGCTGCAATAGTAGAATTTGCAAGGAAATCAGTTCTTGCATCTTCATCTCTATATATTTCCACAATAGTTCGTGTAAGCTGATCTTCTGATACGTTAT